GCGTGAGGGCGGCTTTATCGGAACCCAACCTAATTGGGATGCAGCCAATAGATCAGGGAATTGGAATGTCCTTGACGTTTATAATCGACAAAGGCGAAATCTTTGGATTCAATCCAGTGATCCTTTTGTCAATAGTGTTGTTTGCGATCTTCGATTCAATGGCGCAAACAATGGAACCGTATTTACTGACAGTGGTCCACTGTTACTGCCGGTTTCGCGACTGGGAACTACGGGTGTAGTAACGAGTACCACTCGATCTAAATACGGAGCTGCTTCTGGCTTGTTTCCTGGTACAAACGGGTATTTAAGTGTCAATCACCCTAATTTAGCATTGGGAACTGGGAATTTTACTATTGAGATGTGGCTATTTGCCGCCACATCTCGCGGGAATAATGGAATTTTATCATTTGGTACAAGTAATAGCACTTTTACTGTTATTTTATTTGCTTCTAGTAATTCGTTAAGCGGGATTGGTTATAGTAATGTAGTGGCACTTCCTATCGGTAGTTGGTTTCACATTGCTTACGTTCGTCAGGGCACCGGAACCAACCAATCAAGAGTATATTTAAATGGAGTCTTGATCAACCAATCTACTAATGCCTCTAATTATACTGAAACCTTTTATAATATTGGAATTTATTTCTCTACAGGTTATTGCTGGGGGGCCAATATCGACAATTTTAGAGTGACTAAGGCTGTCCGGTACCTAACAAATTTCAATCCCGAAACTGACACTTATATGGGCTAATTGAACTATGACTACTCTGTATTCCTTAAGAGGGCAATACCCTCAACAACTCCCAGATAGAATTCTTCTCAGTGACGGGTTCTCCCGTACTGGGGGAAATTACACCCCTGAAGAGATAGCCGATGCTGGCTACCTTCCAGTTGAAGTTCCAGATTATGACCCAACTATCTATCAATTGGGTTGGAATGGAGCCGAGTTTGTATTAGAACTAATCCCTCCTTCCCTTCCTATTCCTGATTGGGTAGAATTTGCCCGGCTAATGTTAGTAGATGCCGAGTTCAACCAATTCTATCAGCAATTGCTTCCTTTAAATCCATTACTTGCAGGCTCCCTGCAAGTAGCTCTATCTCAAGCAAGTCTAGGACGGGCAGCATCTTTTGCAATGGTTTGGAGCCTGGTCGTTCCTAACATAGTGCCGGAGCATAAAAGTCAATGGGCTGGGTATGCTCAGATCTGTAACCTACCTAGTGACTTTATTGATATTCTACTCTCTTGAGAGAGTGGCAAGATTTTGCTACTGATTAATTGACTTAGCGTATGGTCCCTCTCTTGAGTATCAGCGAATTATTCTAGAGAGGGATTATATTATTTATTTTTTCGAGTATTGACAAAATCTTCAAGAGCTTCAATAAACCCATCAAAAAAACTAATTGTATAAACCATAATAAAAGCAACAATTAGTACAAGTATTGTGAGTACTACAATAGATAAAATAACATTAAGAATGATGTTCATAATTAATCAGCGCAACTAGGGTGGTTATTTTTAAAGTTGTCCTTTTTTTAAAAGAACAGTACATTTGTATGGCGCTGTCTTGATTTTTTTTAGTTTGTAGTAAAGAAAATAATAGATGCTCACTATTGTAGTTAAAACTAATTTATTATTGATAGAATATAGTAAAGCCAAGAGGTAATTATGTCGCTAAAAGCTTATGTTGTTTCTGATTCTAATGGCAGTGTCGTAGTCGCCAATATGACTGAAGTGGAGAGAATTAAAGCTTTAGAAGATGAAGTGTATGAGTTAAAGTCTCATATTAAATTATTAACTGACGAGCTTGATAAAGCATAAAGAGAAGCGTACACTGGATTAGGAGACTAGTAGCGCATTGATACTAACAGCGATATACTAATAGCACACAAGTTAGCTTGTGTGCTATTATAATTATTTGTAGATTATTAATTGATTTAATCTTTGGAGATTATTTGTGCTCAGAGAAAAACTTACAGAATATGCCCACGAAGCTTGGTCAAGGTGGATGCGCTATCTCTTTTCAAAATCTATAGTAAATAGTGACGGCTCTGTAACGATACCTGCATCACTGGTAAAGAGGTGGGCTAGACAGATGAATACTGATTACCTCATGCTTCTAAACAGCGAGCAGCAGAGTGATATTCTAGAAGCAGATAAAATGCTTAGTATAATGAATGCCAATCATACAGCCGCATAGAAAGATTGTAGAGTAAAATTAATAGCACACAAATTAACTTGTGTGCTATTAATAGTTGTACGCCAATTCAAAAATGAAACGTATCAATCTCAAGATGTCTTTTATGTTAATGAAATAATCCAAATTTTACTAGACTTTTCCGACTTCGATTAATTCGAGTAATTGTGCTTCGGTTAGCTGAGTAATGCCCAATTCTAGGGCTTTTTCTAGCTTAGAACCCGCCGCTTCTCCTAGCACTAAATAATCAGTTTTTTTGCTGACAGAACCCGTCACTTTCCCCCCAGCTTTTTCGATTAATTCTTTCGCTTCCTCCCGTTTGAGAGTTGGTAAAGTGCCAGTAATGACAAAGGTTTTCCCTGCTAAAGTCGCTTTAGTGGTGGTGGTTTTTGCTGCTGCGGCAAATTGTAAACCAGCCGCCTGTAATTTAGCGACTAAATCCCGATTAGCGGCGATTTTAAACCAATCATAGACCGATTGAGCGATTTCTTCACCTATACCATAGACAGAAGCTAAATTAGTCACGCTGGCGTTAGCTAACTCCTCCACTGTCCGAAAACTTTCGGCGAGAATTTTGGCGTTAACGCTGCCCACATAGCGAATTCCTAGCCCATAAAGTACCCTCGACCAGCTTTGATTTTTGCTCTGAGCCATAGCTGTAATCAAATTTAAGGCGGATTTCTCGCCCATTCGGTCTAATTTGGCAATTTCCGTTTTTTCGAGGCTGTAGAGGTCAGAAATAGCGGTAACTAATCCCTGTTCAATCAGCAAAATTACCACTTTTTCCCCTAATCCCCGGATATCGAGAGCATCGCGACTGGCCCAATGTACTACACTTCCCCGCAAAATCGCCGGACAGGAACTATTGACACAGCGCGTCACCGCTTCCCCCACCGGACGGACTAGGGGAGATTGACATTCAGGGCAATTAGTGGGCATCTGAAAGGGTAAGGTGTGGCTAGGACGCAATTCTGGCAGGATTCTCACCACTTCCGGGATAATTTCCCCCGCTTTGCGGATAATTACCGTGTCACCGACGCGGATATCTAATTCGGCCACTCGATTGCTATTATGTAAAGTAGCTCTTTGTACGGTGGTCCCTGCTACCTGTACCGGTTCCATCACCGCCATGGGTGTAACTGCGCCGGTGCGTCCCACATTGACGATAATATCTTTAACTACCGTGGGGACTTCTTCGGCAGGATATTTTAAAGCGATGGCCCACCGGGGGAATTTTTGAGTGAATCCTAACCGATTTTGTCGCTGTAAATCGTTGATTTTGACTACGACACCATCGGTCATGTAGGCTAATTGATGACGTTTTTCTTGCCAATCTTGATAGTATTGCGCCACTTCTTGCAGGGATGGACAGAGTTGACGGTGGGGATTAACCAGAAATCCCATGGTTTCTAATCTATCTAAGGATTGCCATTGAGTGGTGATATGGTTATCGTCTAAATGCAGGGTATAGGCAAAAAATTGTAAGCGTCTTTTATCAACTATTTTCGGATCTAATTGTCGTAGGGTTCCTGCTGCCGCATTGCGGGGATTAGCAAAGAGAGATTCCCCTTTTTCTTCTCTTTCTTGATTGATTTTATCGAAGGTATCGAGGGGTAAAAAGGCTTCACCGCGCACTTCCACAATTGCTGGGGGATTATCTATATTTAAGCGTAAAGGAATAGAGCGAATTGTCCGCACATTGGGGGTAATATCTTCGCCGGTGACTCCATCCCCTCTAGTAACACCTCTGACTAAAAAGCCGTTTTCGTAGGTTAAAGCTAACGCAGAACCATCGATTTTTAATTCACACACATATTCCGTGTCTTGGGTTTCATTTACATATCTTTGCCAACGGTTGCCCCATTTATTTAATTCTTCGAGGTTAAAGGCATTTTCGAGACTATACAGGGGAATATTATGACGGACAGAAACGAATTGACTAGAGATTTTATCTCCGACTCTTTGGGTGGGACTATCGGGGGTGATTAATTGGGGATAACGCTTTTCTAGGTCTTCTAACTCCCGATAAAGTTGATCATAAACGCTATCGGATATAAAAGGATCATCAAGAACATAATAAGCATAACTGGCCCTTTGTAGTTCTATTTTTAATTGTTGGCAACGTTGTTGGATTTCTAAGGGGATAGTCATAATCGTTAATGAAGTACATTAATAGTTGTATGCTATTATTAGAATAATTACTTAAGGAGTACTCATATGCCAGTTGCACTACCAGATTTATCTACGGCCATACTTAAGGAGTACCCTAATTGCGCGGGCCCCATACTAGATCAATTAGTTCATTGGGTTGATGAATACCAACTCACCTGGGTACCTGATAGAGACGGTAAAGATGCTTACTTCTTAATGTCTGAAATAGCACAAAGACTCAAGATGTCATTTAGCAATGTCAAAAACTTATTTAACCCTATTGTGCGTACCTGGGCAGATAGACCTGGCCTACCTAAACCGCGTTTGATTAAACTAGATGCCTTAGCTATTAAACCATTTCAGAGAGCACTATGCACTTATTACGATGTCAATTACTATAATAATCACTTATGGGTATGTAATTGGACAGCGGCTTATGGGCGTATAGCCCTCCATAATAATATTAGGTTGGGCCCCGCTCTCTCTCGTGTAGAGGGAACTAAGACAGCACCTGCACCACGAGCTACATCTATACGTAACGTAGAGACGGGCCCCACCTATAACTCTGAGCTTGAGTTACAGATGGATCTAGTATTATTAGCTAGTTATACTACTAACCCCTTCACTAGGGAGTTAACAGTAATTAACACACTAGAGAGTCGGGCCCGCACTCGTCGCTTTGACCTATGCCGTTCTAGTAATGGTAAGACACAGGTCATAGAGATTAAGATTAACCCTATTGACGTAGAGGACGTAGTATCTACTATAGCTGATAAGGGTTATATAGAACTAGCCAATAACCATTTTGATACACCAATTGAGTTCATATTCGTGGGGCCCAGCATTACCCCTCAAGCACAACGTTTATTGCACGAGCCTGTTTCATTTATGACTGTACAAGGGTTGCGCGATATGTTATTCCAGGAAGCATTAGATAACACTCCTCCTGAAGGCCACTGGTATATACATAAGTGCAAGGAGATGCTACCTCGCTTATGGAGCTGATTAGCTATTGATATACCTGATACATTTACGCAGGACTTTCTAGGGCATTCCCGGAAAGCTTTACGATAGCACTGTCACCATTGAAGACAACAGAGGAGGTATCCCTCAAAGCTTTAAGCATAATGCCCAAAGCACCATTGAAATCCCTTGGTAGTGTGTTTCCACAACTTTTACAAGAGAATATCTTGGAACCACCCAAGGTCGGGTGGATTTTTCCACACTTGGTACAAGTCTTAGAAGTGTATTCTTCTGTGACATCCACAACTTGGCAGTTTCTAAGGCTTGCCTGGTGTTTTAACTCCATTTTGAAGCGGTAATGTGCCCAAGTTAGCATTTTTCTTGCTGTCTTACTACTGAGTTTACGACCCGCTCTGGCAACCATTTGGGATGTCTCAAATTTGGGAAGGAATATGACTCGGTAGTTTTTTGTTAGAAAGCAAGCAACTTTTTTGTGGCATTCGTTTACAAGGTTTTTAATCTTGTTTCTCAGTCTCTGAGCCGCCTTTCTCATCGGTCGTTTCTTCCCATTGGGGGCTTTGACAATTTTACCCATCAAACCATCTAGATGCTGGCATAGGCGGGTAATTCTCCCCATATCCCCATTTCCAAACTCTAGGAACTTCTGACTGTCGAAACCCGTCATAAAAGTACGGATTCCTGGGTCTAAAGCTATTACAGAGGAGGAATAATTGTCTTTAACTGCCGATTCCACGGGGAAGACGGCAAACCATCTACCTTTGCAGAACACCAACTGGGTTCCAGAATGGCACTCCGGAATAGTTTCGGAGCTATTGAAAGTTAGACCCTTGGTTAAAATAGAGTACCAGGTACCCTTGGAGAAGTTGGAAGCGTTAAATTTAATAGATTGACTGTAGCTTCGGACGCTACGGAACTTGGCATCTTTAGATGCGCTAAAGGCTAGGTGGGCATCAAAGACGGCATTTTGTCGAATATGGCAAGGGGTATCTTTAACCCAATCCGGCAAGTCGGATTGCATTATGGCGTTTCTAAGGCTTAATTTACTGGTCTTCCCATTAAGCCTTTGATGGCTAATAGCTTGGTTATAGCAAAATCTAACCGCCGCTAACCATTTCCTCCAAACTTGGTTCAATTCCCTCGATGGGTAAACTTTTATCTTCTTTGATTTGAGTTTTGTACTTTCTGAGTCCGTAGAGTCTGCTGCTAAAGCAGTGGAGTATGGCGAGAATATCTTCAACCATTTCTCGTTCTGGACTAAAGTTTGACTGGTTGAGAACCAGGAGTTTGCAGTTATTCTGGTCACAGAGCCATTGGAAGAGGTCAAATCCAAACCTTGCGAGTCTATCTTTATGGGCAACGACAACCATTGAGATGTCTCCAGACAGGATTCGTCCCAGTAAGAAAAGAAGTTTCTTTCTTTTGAAGTTGAGACCACCTCCGATTTCTTGAACAATTTCCGCTTGGGGGTAGAGACTTGCGAGGGTTGCAACTTGCCTTTGGAGGTCTGGTTGCTGTGCCCTACTGCTGACCCTAGCATAGAGGATAACGGGTCTTTGCTTGTTAGTGGCTGTTCTTGATTGGTAGGATTCGACATTGTATCTTCTTTGCCCAGAAGGGGTCTTAATGGTTTCTATCAATCCTGCTTTTTCCCATCGTCTAAGTGTTCTCTCGCAAACGCCAAGGGATTTAGCGGCTTTACGTGGTGGTAGGTACTTGATGTTCGTTCCTCAACTTTATATTCCTATTGTAGCACGTTGTCCTAAGTTGTCAAACTTTTTGAGTATTTAGTGTCTCTCCCTGTTAGCGGGGGGGGGGGGGTAATTAGTAATAGTTCATTAGGGCTGTATGTAGTTGAGAGTGAGGCGGGCCCCTCGTGATATACTACGCCCTAATTACTGTAGTAGTTTATTCGTATACTTTGTTGGCACTATTAGTGCTGTAGAGCCATTGATAAACGTTAACTTATGTACTCTGATGTCAAATCCATTATCGTGTTCTGTATATTGTAGCTTCAGACCTTTAAACAGGTATCTCATCAGCTGAACACTGCGGGCCTCATTATTGGGCCACATTACCATATCAATCTCTACACTGATGATATGCTTCACAAAGCACGCATACCTCTTAATGTTGATCTGCTCGTCTGGTGATGGATATAAGACGTAAGAGGTTAATACTTTCATAGCTCTCCTTAGTATTATGGTATTTCTAATAGGGGGGGGCCCTTATATTACTGAATGCAGGATAGCGGAATCGAACCGCTCTAAGCCGTCTTATGAGGACGGTGCCTCCACCTATCGGCCAATCCTGCTTGGGGTGCAGCCCCGGGGGCCACGTTATTGGCTCTAACTGGGGGGCCGCGTTATATCTAGTATGCCGTTACTTACCCTTTCTTATCAATCTATCTGTATTCTTGTCCCACGCCGCTACATAGAAGTGATGTAACAGCCTGTGAAGCAGAATCATAGAGAAGATTAATCCACCAATCCGCGAAAGCAATAAAATCAACATCTTCCTCCTGAGCTTAATTCTTGATAAGGTTTACTGTATGCAGGACAGCGGAGTCGGTTACACTATTCCACTTATCCTTATTATGGCGCGGGCCTCCTTATTATGACGCGGGCCTCCTTATTATGGCGCGGGCCTCGTTCTATATACTACCACTACTACTACTACTACTACCGCGCTACAAGTATTAAGTAGTGTTATAGCCTAGATGTAGAATAGTGTAACATTCTACTACATGTATCACTGGCGGGCCCTCCATTAGACATGATCGATATCCATACCAACGCTATGACGCATATTAACGCGACAAGGCCCCACCTAGCGCGGGGCCCTACTCTAGGAATTAGATACATCAGGAACACTATGTATACGATAAAGACTACATTTAACGCTATTACTGTTATTGACATGCTTGTATATCCTTAATAATTGAGTGGCTACACACTCTACTACATGTATCGCTGGCGGGCTCTACAGTAGGTATGATTGATATCATTAGATACATTAGAATCACTACGAACACGGTAAGGGTCACATATAAAGCTAATACTGTTTTTGACATGCCTATATCTCCTTAATAATTGAGTGGCTACTCACTCTTGTCTATCTCTCTGCCTAGGTTTCGCTCGCATTTGATAGCTTAATATTTGTTTAAATATAGCTAAATATGGCGATATTTGCCGTATTTTCAACGCTGTATTAAAAACCCCAATTATTTATGTTTGAATTGTTACATATTCTAACTGTATGTTATGGGCATATTTATCTGAGGTGAGAGAAGCTGTGGTTAATTGATAAGTATAACTTATCGATATACAATATTATACTCTATACTAAGTAACGCCAGCATAGAGTGCAATCAATAGTTAATAGGTTTGCCCCAGGGGGTGGAATGGCACTTTGATAGTGACTCATAGGTTTAACTTATATGACGTTGTGGGTTTTGCTCTAACGCTGTATGCAGAATAGCGGAATCGAATCACTTTGAGCCGTCTTATGAGGTTTCAATCCCTAGTAGGGTTTAAGATTAATTCGAACCGCCCAGTGGTAAAGGCCATACGCTATGGAGTTTTCAAGGTTCATTTGCGCCGCACCCGCAATAAACCAATTATACAGCAAATGACCCACTGTTTCAAGACCCCGCAAAACTTTACGGGATAAGGGGCGCCCCGCTCGTGCTAAGGCCACTACTACGGGTTAGGGGCCCGCGGGCTTATTGCCTCTCATGTTGAGTTATTATTTGCTTGAGGGCCATGGATATTTAATCATTGACGTTTACCTGAAATGTCGGCTTGAAGGCTCTCGGTTTTACCGATGAGATGAAAAGCCGACCAGCATAGAAATAGCGAAGCACGATTGACAACTCAATTCTTAGCGTGCTAGAATAGTTTGCGTAGTAGGTCGGCACGCAAGATGTTCATTTTAGAGTACAAGCTTAGAGGAAAGCCATCTCAATATCAAGCCATTGATGAGGCAATTCGGACAGTTCAGTTTGTTCGGAATAAATGCCTTAGATATTGGGAAGATAACAAAGGTGTAGGACAAAAGGATATTTATCGATACACAACCGAATTAAGAAACGAATATTCTTTCGTCAAAGACCTTAACTCTACAGCTTGTCAACAGGCTTGCGAACGGACTTGGACTGCTATTTTAAGGTTCTATAACAACTGTAAAAACCAAATCCCTGGCAAAAAGGGATACCCTAAATACTCTAAACGTACTCATTCTATTGAGTTTAAAAAATCAGGCTGGAAGATTAATCGAGATACCAAAAGAATAACTTTCACTGATGGAAAAAACATTGGGGAGTTAAAACTAATTGGTAGTCGAGACTTGTTTTATTTTCAAGAATGGCAAATTCAAAGGGTGAGAATAGTTAAACGTGCTGACGGGTATTATTGCCAGTTAATGTTAAAACTTGACGTGAGAGATATAACCCCAAAATTAGAGCCTACCAAAAAATGTGTAGGTTTAGACATGGGACTAAAGTATCTTTATGCCGATAGCGACAACAATACAGTAGAACCTCCTAAATATTATCGAAAAGCAGAGAAGCGTCTTAATAAACTAAATAGGAGAAAATCTAAAAAGTTTAGAAGAGGGCAACAGCAGTCTAATAACTACAAAAAGGCTAGACAAAAGTACGCTAAGGGACATTTAAAAGTAAGTAGGCAGCGAGAAGAGTTTGCTAAAAGATTGGCACTCCGCTTAATTCAGTCAAACGACTTGATAGCCTATGAAAATTTAAAGGTCAAGAACCTTGTGCGTAATCGAAAACTAGCTAAGAGTATTAATGATGCGGGCTGGTCACAATTAAGAAAATGGATTGAGTATTTTGGCATTAAATACGGCAGATTGACTATTGCTGTTAATCCCGCCTATACTAGCCAAGAATGCTTTAATTGTGGCAAGTTAATTAAAAAGTCTCTATCGGTTAGAACCCATGTTTGTTCTTGCGGATATGTAGAAGATAGAGACAAAATGGCGGCATTAAATATACTCAAAAAAGCTACGATAGGGCATATCGGAAGTTGGTCATCAGACCTAAACGCTTGGGGAGATTTAAGCTCTATTTTGGTTGGTAGCAATACCTGTCAAGACAACTTGAGTCAGTGAACCAAGAATCCCTCGCTTTCAGCGACGGGAGTGTCAATTAGAAGCTCTATTAGATAATCAATGGATTTCAATCCCTAGTAGGGTTTAAGATTTAGAACTTACTAATTAACTAACGGCCCGCCACAGGCCCTGTTGTGGGCCTAGCTCTCTCCCTTATAGAGGCCCATCCCGGAGAGGAACTTTATTAGGTGGTCGATAGAGTGTGTATTATACTCCCTATTGCTTCCTCTGGCCCGCCACCTCCCCCGGCGCAGATAGTAGTAGTAGGAGCGCTCTCCCACTGTGATGCGGAGGCACTCATCGCTGATAGGCACCCAGGGTATGCTGTGTGCATCTAGTCGCGCCTTAGCGTAATCTAGCTCATTACTCTCATTATTCATCGGCTGTTCCATTATATTGGCACATATATTCTATCATTCGGCCGCCTAGACTATCGTATGGCACTATTGTGTCTATTATTCTAATTGGGGCCCGCGGATAGTCCTTGTTCTATACCTGCTCTGCCCCTCGTCCTTATGGGAGTGGTTATAAGGAGGGGGCCCCCTCTACCGCAGGGCCCACTGTGTTATAACATCGCGGGCCCTTAGTATATGACAGTAGCTGAGCTTATACACTGGTTCCTTATACCGTAGTAGGGCCCACCATCGTGACAGTATGGCCTCAATGCTGAGCTACACCGACCGCGTACCGTCATACCGCGGGCCTTATGTTAGTTGACTGTATCCTCAATATTGGGGTTGACACCACTGTAGCGGCGTGGTATAATGGATGTATTGGATTATAGAGGTGCGGCCGCTAGACTATTTAGGCCCATCTTGCTAGCATATCCACAAAATTAGCCTTAATAATCACCCCCCTTCACAGAGATGCGGCCGGTGCCCAGATAGCACCACTTATGGCCATCGAGGGTTGTACTAGGTAACGGTAATTACCTCCTAGAGCCCGGGCCTTCCTCGTTAATTAGTACATCGGCATTATTGCCACGATGATAATTTCGATGTATAATATGTATATGCTAGTGCTCACTGAATATCTGGTCAGTGAGCATGATCTAGACCTACTGAATATCTGGCCAGTAGGTTGAACTTATCCCTAGATTGTGACCCCGGCCTCCGATGGAGGGGGGGACCCGCGATCAACGGATAATCAATGCCCTATAGATGGCGTCTCGGCCTCCGATGGAGGGGGGATATGCATCTGTAGGGCATTTTCATTTACTTATCTCTGGGGCCCCCCTTTCCCCTTCCCCGGCCTCCGATGGAGGGGGGGATCGAGGAGGGGCCGTCCCCAGGGATAAGTAAATGCCGGGAGCCCATCTCGTGGGGGCTGCCCGGCATAATTAACTCTATTATAACCCCTTTATTATAACACATGGAGGCACATGGAACCAAAATTAAGTAGCGGATTCGAACCTCGCCCATCTTATCACGCTATGCATATTATGCTAGGTGGGGCCCGCCGTTATCTCGCGGCTGCCACTATTCATACCAATGCCAGTGGCTACCAGTACGTTCTCGCTAAGGAGAATAAGCGGTTATTCGACTATCTTGAGCAGTGTCGCTTCTTCGCGTTCCACTGCACTAACGTCCGTAAGGAGCTGGTATATGTTCACCAGATAGTGCTCTACATTGATAGGCGGCCCGCCGCTGGTTGGAGACGAGAACGCCGCGGTGAGGTCTGCCGCGCGGGCCTCATGGAAGTACATCACCTGGATGGTGATACCTCTAACAACGACTATGGTAATCTCTGGTACGTGAGCCCCATCGAGAATAAACTCCTGGCCTACGCTACTCAGAATCCTGAGGTTATCGCTGACCCCTCTCAGTGGGTAGCACACTACGGTACCGATAGTGGCGATATACGCCCCCTCGCTCAGTTCACCCGCCTGCTTGAGCGCACACTACAGTGCACTATGACGCGATTGGGCCTCGATTGGGCTCAGGAGAAGGTGCAACGCTGGTGGCGGGGCCTACCTACTGATGCAGCTCGCCATCTCATGGCTGGCCTTAGATCTACTATCGATCCCCTACTTGATATCTTCAGGAGTGAGCAGGCCGCCTACGTGTGACGCTGTTGCTATGAGGCTGTTCTCACAATTACGACGGGCCCCTCTACCTCTCGGCTCTATCTCCTATAGGGGCTGTTTGCTTATAAGTAACGAGGCTGTTCGGCGGTAGCTGTTGTCTTATTATTATCTATTAAATCATCACATAAGTGCTGGCAATCATATATCACGTATTGACTGACGGCAAACGCGCTGTCTGCTACCATTATGTACCCGTCCTCGCTATCCTTCTTAATTAGACCGCTCTTCAGTAACTCCTCTGCTTCCTCTCTAGTAATGGGAGAGAGGTACCTACCATCCTTTGCTCGTATTGTGTATTTAGTTTGCATATGATTTGTTTAGTCTAGTACTGCTTGCCCGCGCGGCTCTCTCTCTAGCCACATTTATTGTCTTATTGTCTAGTCCTCTGTAAAACTCGTGGTCTCCTAGGGCCATGAAGTAGCCCATCGCCTCTATTAACTCGGGCCTCTCTCGGAAGTATTCTACTCTTCCTCCTCCCTCTAGATACCTCCCCAGTAATATCGCGATCTGCACCTCCTCATCATTGGCCTCTATCCATAGGCTCTTGAACGCTGTTGTACATATATTAATATCGTGGCCCATCTCTCGGGCCTTCGTTAATGTGTATCTCTCTAGTAAGGCGTATCGCATTAGAATGGGGAGATGGGCGGGGCCATACTCCTCTAACCATTCTGCTATTACCTCTAGTGCTGTGTTTAGTTTACTCAATGTATTACGCGCCCTCTGGTATGAGCGGGGTTGGCCCGCTAGTAGCCGCGGGCCGTGTAATTTATAGCTAGGCTACTCTAGCTCTCTATTAACACTGGTGAGTTACATGGTCACCTTTTGGAAGAGTATATTTATATCTCCCTCATTCATGAGGGTGTCATCACTACTACAGGCCTCATAATAAACGGAGTCAATGTCGTCCTCCATGATTATGATATTATCCTCAGCCGTGGGTTCTTTGATTTTACATTCAATCACCATCGTGATGAATGGGTTATCATCTCCATACATCTTGTAGCCATCAGCTACGCTCTTGGCTATATAATTGCTATGCGGGAACACTAGGTTGACAATCATACCAATGGCCAGCTCACTGATATCAATAGGACGGCCGTTTGCTAACTCCAAGTAATAGTCTTGTGCTCCAACGCAAGTTCCAGTTAATACGGCGTTGCCGCTGCGGTTAGTCGTAAATGTAACTTGTTTGGTTTCACTCGAACGGGTTAATTTGATTCTTAGTTTCATTCTTGGGTTCATGGCAGTCCTACTTAATTATTTGATGGAGTGACCCTCTACTAGGTAGAGGGTCACTCTTCCCCTCGGCGGGCCGTGTAATTTATAGCTAGGCTACTCTATTAGTGTCTCTCTTAGAGAGTTACCTTACGGCTGAACCAGTTGGGAGCACCTGAAGTAGGAGCACTTGCTTCACGCGCTGCTCCACTTGCTCCCTTAGTTTCTGCCTTCTTATTGAAGAGCATATCTAACTCGTCCTCATTCACGAAGGTATCGTCATTCCATGCTTCATAGTCAATTGACTCAATGTCGTCCCCCATGATGATTATGTTGCCCCCGGCTGCGGGCTTCTTAGTTTGACATTCAATCACCATCGTGATGAATGGACTGCCATTTCCATGGATACGGTAACCACCAGCTACGTGCTTGGCTATAGTATCAGTATCTTGTGGTCTGAATACTAGATTAACAGTCAGCCCAATGGCTAACTCACTGACATCAACGAGGTTACCATTCACGTTCAATTGATAATCAGAGGCTTCCACCACGGTGCCAGTTAGCACCGTGTTGCCATTCTTAGGACTAGTAGTAAGTGTTACTTGTCGGGTTGCGTTGCTACGTGTCAATTTGATTCTGAGCTTCATATTACCTCGTTAGTTGGTTAATTGATAAGGCGGGACCTGGTGCCCCTTAGTGGTGCGGCCATTCTTCCCCGCGGCGGGCTCCGTAGTATGGCCATACTTGACGGCTGGTCCCCCCTGCGGGGGCCTTCTTCATCTCCAGACATGCCTTGGATACAAGAACTACTAGTTCTTTATATCGCGGCTTAATGGCTAGACTATATAGATGAATGGGGTAGCTAGACATTTCCTACCTCCCCTATCTTCCAGTAGCTCTTCCCGCCTACTCGACTCTCTACACCATTAGGTGATAGTATGATACGCGCATTGCTCCGCTTGGAGCTCGATAGATAGAGCGCGCGGGCCAGGAATGCTACGATTAGTAATACCGCCACACTATGCGTGATGACCAGCACGATCACCGCGAACATGAACAGTGATAGATACGCTACGTGACGCGCGTCTAATTCTATAGGCTTCATATAGCTCTCCGGCGTATGTAGTTAATGGATGGGTACACCCAGTGCCGCCGATTAGGCCGCAGTCGATGTCCCCTAGTGCCCCACTGGGGCCTAGTACCACACTAGGAGCCCCATTGGCTTATATAACTGATGACTATTAGTATGGGGAAGGGTAGCATCTTATCTATCCCTGATATCTCCTCTACCATATACATCAGTCCTAGACATACGGCCCCCGGTAGGAATAGAATACTAACGTGAGCCGATGCCATCAACACGACCAGCGCGGCCGCCGTTACACCTAGATTGATAAGGCGAGTGGGGCCGGCGTGTAACCAGCGTTGCCACATAGGACTCCTTATCATCCAGATGGTCAGCCAATAGGCTGATAAGAATAGGGGCGTCAGTAACACTACTACGCCGACGAAGGCGGGCCAATTCAACTGGTCTACATCCGTTAGGGCCAGATAGGAACTCATGGCATCTCGCCCACTACTATTACCTAACATGACTAGTCCCAATGATATGCCCCGCACTACCGCTTCGAGATAGGATTCAGTCTTACCATCGGGGGCGGCTGCGGCTACAGGTAACCCAATAGCCAGGAATGGTCCTAGTGATATAGCGATGCCCAGCGCATTGCTGGTCTCACAGTCCTCAGTCTTACGTCTAGCGGGGCGTATTAGGCTGGCCATAACGTAGCCCCCCATACCGAGGATGGTAGTAGCGTGGGGCTGACTATGCAGGAACCATAGGAAGGTAGCCGTTATCACGGCTAGACCTACCATCTCGGCGCGGCCCCAACACTGCACCAATATGAAGATGACCATCATTAATGGCGTTATCCACATATGAGCTACACCGAGGTATTGGTCCATGACTACTATGCCTAGACTGGCTACTATGCCACCAATTAGGCTGGTGATGCGTATTAACAGCGAAGCCGATGCGTCGTACCCGCTAGTGGCGGTAACTACCCTCATACCAGTGAAGGCCGGGTTACTCATGCGGGCCTCACTGGTGATAGTGCCAATTACCACTATAGCTAATACGCCCATCGCGTTATCGCCGCTAATAAGCGGCATAAGGGCCATTAGCAGTATCTCAATACTCAGATATGGTATCAGAGATACTATGAGGGCCAGTGCTCCCAATACGATTGTCATGTGACTTACCCTAAGGTAATGTTTTAAAGGTAACGTTAATTAACGTGCCGTTACTAACGTTACCCGTTACTTCTATAAACCTACCGCTGCGTATTCTCCTAGCCAGGATAAGTACACTGCACCTGCTAGTGCCCGCACCTTCGTATAGGAGAACGTAGGCATGGTTGGGTAGTAGAGGGTTAGAGTATGTAGTGCTCTTAACCCAGGCCTTCCTAATTGTCACGTGGGCGCCATTATGGTGCTTTATATCACATAGCTCTACTGGTATGGGCGGGGGCCTCCTCCCTAGTATAAGGGCGAGTAGTGTATCTAGCACGTTTTATGGCCTCATAGAACTCGGTCTCGTTAACGAAGTACTATACACTACACCTTGGTCCCATTCGATGATGGCGTATACGACACCGCCGTGTCGTAACGCATAATTGATGGCCCGCACGTCGAGCGCATCGACGCGTAGGCTGAGGTTACCTAACAGATAGTAACCAGAACCAGGTTCGGTCTCTTGTAAGGGCTCCTCTATTCTGAGGAACCGCTTCTTAAGCCTAGGGTTGCTATCACTATCATAGTCTAGATAAGTACGGTTATAGGTGCCCTTAAACTCACCATTCACCACTCTCCCTTGTATAGTTAACCACTCGCCTATCTCAGGCGGGGGCCCATCTAAGGGTATATATACATAACAGCCTCTCCTATTAGAGGCAAGTAGGGGATCGGTGGATGTGATTACCTTAACTCTATCTACTACCTTGTCATTATTAGCGCTACATATGGAAGGCGAGGCCTTCGATAGGTTAAGTGCTACGCCAGCGAATGCAGCTACGCCGAGTGCCATTATTGCATATATTATTAAGGCACTTAAGGGCTTTCTTCCCATCTGCTGCACTCCTTAACAGAATATACTTCTTTATCCCGTACCCAAGAAGGTACCTTCTCCAATTCGGACCGAACTACTGGAGTTCCCCAATAGTAATGCCCGTCAGAGAATTGACCCATACATGGATCTTGGTCATTACGACGGGCGCATGATAGGCAGAGGCTCATTTTTTACTCCCTAATTACTTCTTTAATTGGTTAAAAACAGCAATTTCTTCTTTTATACTTTCCTCTGTTCTTTGTGCAAGAACTTCTATTGCTTGAGGCAATAACTCAGTAATACTCTTACAGGCCTTGTCGTACCTTTTTACGGTAATCCAGTGGCCACAGTAACAGTTTTCAGGGTCTGTGATATACTTGATCACAAACTGTAACCACTGGCGATTAGTGTAACTAATTTCTGCAACGAAACTACGCGAGAAATCATAAAAATCGCACTCTTCTTCAGAGGCATTAAATACCTCTAAGACCCGATTCTGAAACTCTTCATATGACAGCAATTGTTTCTCTGCTAATGCTTTACTCTGAAGCTCTTCAAATGACAACATGACATAACCTCTATTATTTGATTGCTGATAACAAAGTTTTCATTTTGCTTTCCTAAAGGTAATATACCATCCGCAGCCCGCCGCTAATATCGCACCAATAACCGCACCGTAAACTCCCGCAATCGATCCACCTAGGGCTGCACCTCCTACCGTCACCATCATCAAGCGATCAGCTTTATCCCAAAATCGAGGGGAATCAGCCCCTCGCGATCAAGGTCGACGCAGACTACCCGAAAACCGAGATAGTAGTAGCGGTAGATGCGGCGGTAGACGTAGTTGCGAAACGCGGAACGGCAGAGATCTGGAATGTCGCCCCAGGAACCGCCCCGCATGACAGAATATGTGCCGAATCTGTTCTTTCCATCAATATTTTCCTCTTGATTATTATCAAGCCAAACACTACCGTCACTAGGCGCACCGTCATAGTTATCATGCCAAGTATCAGCACACCATTCCCAGACATTGCCGTGCATATCGTACAGTCCGAAGGCATTGGGTGTAAATTGTCCCACGGGAGTTGTTTCGCTGGCGTCATAGTTAGCCAATTCCCCTGTAATGGTTTCCCCAAAGTAGAATGGGGTAGTAGTTCCAGCACGACAAGCGTATTCCCATTCCGCTTCACTCGGTAGTCGGTATTCCCTTCCCGTCAGTTTCGATAATCTCGCACAAAATTCAACGGCATCGTACCAGTTGACTTGTTCTACGGGGCGGCGATCACTATCGGGACGGTCTTTAAAATGGGCCGGGTTGAGATCAAGGTTTTGTTTAACTTTTAAATCTGTGCGAGAGGCAACCTCTTTCCACTGTGCCTGGGTGATGGGGTATTTACCCATGAAAAAGGGTGGGACACTTACTTGATGTTGAGGGTGTTCATCATCAAAACTATATCCCTCATTTGGCGATGAACCCATCAGGAAAGTTCCCCCCGGGATGGCAGCCATTTCTAAGGTGATGCCGTTGCCCAAATCTTCTCCGAAGGGTTGTTCTTTAAACTGTCTTCTATTCTGTTCGACGCCCTGTCTAGATATTGTTGTGTGTGGTATAGCGTTCATTTCCTTCTCTCTGTAGTAGAACGATATATACGCCCCTCTACCAATAGAGGGGCGTATATCAGCCGACCTTATCGGAGGTCGGCGATTACTAGTCCATAGGATTGGTGCTTGCGGCAGGGGTCGTCGCCGCCCACTCTGCATCGTTATTTGCAGCAGCGGCAGCAGCTTGTGCAGCTTGTGTTGCTTGTAGCCGAGCAGTGCGCTCTACTTGCCGGCGCTTCTGCCGATTATTATTCTGAGACCGCGCATTTGAGAACCAGTTATCCATCTCATTCTTTGAATCAAAGCCTCGGCCGCTAATGGAAGTATGATTGACCTCCATGCTTACCAAGGCCATAGCGTAAAAGACAATGCTATTGACTTCCTCACCGTTTACGGTGAGTTCGGATAAGATGGGCTCCCCGACCTCGAAGAGAACGGATAAGCCCGCTCCTACCATGCCTTCAGCGCCATCAGAGATAATCTCAAATTGGTCCGGTGTTACCCGGACTTCAACTGTCATATCAACAAGCTGGTCGTTAGCAATTGGGAAACCCTGGCGGGTAATATTGTTAGTCCGCGCGACTGTGCCTACTAACCGTACGCTCCCATCGGAGCATGGTTTGTTCCAAAAGCGTTCTGGAAGGAACTTAGTTGTAAACGCTATTGAGAAAAGCAGTTGCGCTTTGGATTCTTGTGGTTTAGGTTCTGCTACCGCTGCTTTGAATGCTTCTATAGGGGATAGAGTAGTAGTGGTTTTGGCGGTGGTTCCTGCGGTGGTTTTGGCGGCGCGTTGTGTTCTCATGGCTAGCTAATAGGTAATAATGAGTAATTAGAGGTTATATCCCTCCGTTGGGGAGTGGTATCGACTACTTTCGCAGCTCGAGTACCATAGGCCCTCCCCAACGGAGTGGCTAGAGCAGCTAGTGCAGCTATAGTAGTTATCACGACTAGTGCGACACAAGCCCCTCTGTTGGGGAGTGGCACTGGCTACTTTCGCAGCTCGAGCCCTGTAGGCTCTCCGCTGGGGAGCAGCTCGAGTACCATAAGCTCCTCCGTTGGGGAGTGGCTAATATAGCTATGGTAGCTATCGCGACAATAGCTCTTCTGAAAGGGAGTGGCTAATGAAACTAACGCAGCTCTTGCTGGGTGCTTAGGGAGTACCCAACAGATAGTTTATTGCCACCGCTAATAGAATTCGCCGTCACGAGCATAAGCCGCCGCTAGTAACATTCGCTGTCATGGGCAATACCAGATACTACCTATCATATGGAGTAAAGAGCTCCACTAAAAGAAAAAGGGGCCAGGTGGCCCCAGGGGTCATATGACCCCATTGTAATTAGAAATCAGGATGATCTTCAGCTTCAGCGAGTTCTAGTTTGTAGTCGCCGAGGTCGAGATGTACAGCAGTTGCGATTTCCAACAGCTGTTTGAGTTGAGGGTTCCTGACATAGTTAGAGAGTTGGAACTCACTTACCATATCGAACACACTAACGGGAATGATATCATCAGCGCCATAACTGGCTGCGTCATCCTGGGTCATAGGAACCACAGGATCATGGCCTTGGCCAGTACGACGGAAGGCTCCGTATATGGCAGATGACATGATAAGGCTCTCGCGAGCGAAGTTGCCCCGTTCGAGAGCGCCGTATGTGAGAGTACGGGCGCGGGCCTTTATGAGATGGTAGATTACCGCGGGCTCCTTAGCTAGTTTAGCAGGCATAAGGTTAGCCATAACCCGAGCAGGAGGTACACCACCTCCCTGGCGATCCGTATCCGCAAGCTTAGTGGAGTTGGCAGAGTAGTATAACCCGTCCTGCGACGATTTATACATAGGTACGCCAGCTGCCCAGGCGCGAGCTGCTTGCACTAGGGTAGCCATGAAGACCTTAGCCTCAGGGGTATAGCCCCCGAGACCCATGCTTTCATAAACGAAACGCCAGGCGATAACACACGCCTTGAGTGCGTCGGTATCGACGCCGCTAGCGCGATACATACTATCCCAGGTTTGGAACGCAAGTGCGGAACAGATACCATAGCCAACACCTACGGCCACTTTGTAGTGCATATGCACCTCAGCAGCGTCGCTGACGTACTTATCGACAGCGATAGCAGTAGCTACAGGCTTATCCCACTTAGTGAGGGATTTCTTGCCTATCTTATCTTCATAGCTCATGAAAGCGAAGAACGGCAGGTCATCTGCTTCGTAGCAGTAGAAGTAGCCGCCCATGCCCATGAGACTAGCATTGATAGTAAGGGCACTCTCAGCATCGATGCCATACTTGTGAGCATTAATGCCGCCGCACTGATCACCATCAGCATCGCCTTCGTTAACGGCGTGCCATAGGAGAGGGTTGACCGTATAGTGTGCTACAAAGGCATCAGTAGTAGAGAACTTGACGCGGCCGCATAGGATGAAACCCATAGGAGTACGTTGTATCCCAATAATCTGGTCCTCTTCGATGCCAAGCATACGCACCATAGGACAATGGGGGTGCATGAGAATTACAGGCACGCCATCAGCACTATGAAGCAGCGGGCTATAGCTGGTCTTGACCTTACCAACGACCACATCGCCGGCGCGGGCCATACTCTTCATAACACCTTTGGATTTAACCATGGTGTCGCACCAACTACGCAGACCGCGGCTGACCTTAGCGGTCATAGAGTAGATTTTACTATCCAAACCGCTCTGGTCTTCAATCCCTACATCAGTAACGTAGGCCAGCAGTGTCAGAAGGTCTAACATAATGCCAGTAGCGGAGGCGCCAGAGAAGGTACCGAATGCACTCAAGGCCTTACCATTGATATGAAGAGAGACTTCATTACCGTTATTCTGAGCAACGATATCCACTCCATTGGGGTAGACGGTAGCAAAACGGTCTAGCAGTTTGCGGTCACTGCCAGGGGCGCTATCAGAAACGTAGTTGTTAACTACACCGATAATGTCCCGTAGATGGTCACGCCCCTTTGTAGTGCTGATGTTAATGTAATCAGCACATTCTTTAGATGTGATCATGCTAACTATGGACATAACGTTATCGTACTTAACCTCCTCCATGAGCGCTTCGCTCCAAGCGCGGTTCTGTAGAGCCACAATACCTATTTGCTCCATAGTCATCTTGGAGAATGCTACGGACTCACGAGGAGTGGCTATCTCGATATCATACGGCAGATAACCGTATATAACTTCGACGGTCTCTTCGATACGGACAGTGGTATCGTTGATATCGATTACATTGATGTCATCATTAGCTACTACGGAGGAGATGGAATCCCACAGATCACGAGCCATATCAAAGGAGATGACCTCTTTAACACTGGCCCCAGTATCATCAGTAGCCAGTTTGGCTCGAGCCCACTCAGTAAAGGTATTAGTCTTAGCCATGAGATCAATGACTTCACCAGTGGCATCGATAGTGAGAAGCGCACCCTCAGGAGTATAAGTGCAGCCGCCCTTCTCAATGGCGAACATCTCTATGAGCGCGGGCCACCCCTTGGTGGTCTCGTTATTTAGGATGATATCCCAGGGTTGAGATAGTCCATTAACGTCATAGGGAAGAGTAGTAAGCTTCTTACCTAGACCGCGGAGTTTGAGGACCTGGTCACGCCCCACCATCTCGGTCTCAAGTCGAATAGTGACGCTATCAGCGCGGCCCTCGACGCCATTACGCGTGACAGTCCCGCCTATTACACGGATATCCTGCGCGAATGTCTCGTTCTTCACTATGCAGTACTTGCCCTGCATAATGCTAATGATAGGGTTACCAGGAGCATAGACCTGACCCTTCGCTTTCTCTATCTTGCCTTCGATGACTTCCATGAGTTTACTCGTGGCGTCATCTAGATCAGCAGCCATAAGAGCGCGAACTGAGCTAGGAATACGGAGTACGTGAAACTCCTTAGTAATGGTCTTTGGTACGGTGTATTCGAACTCAAGGTCGCGGCGTATAGCAGCAACACCGCTACCAAAGCCAAAGCGGCTATTGGTGAATGCGGTGCGTAGATAGAGGCCACCACCACAACTATAGCTATCATCACCTAAATCAACGCGAAGTAGGCTATCACGACGATCTATAATCTCAGCACGGGTGTATTTACCCGAGCTAGGCGGACGGTTGTACACCTTAGTGGGCTTGCTAAAGTCGTGGATGGAGTATATCTTACTATCCTTAAGTCCGAGGAACATGGCCTTGGCACCCTTACCTACAGCGATCCATTTTGAATTGTACTTATCAGGTGCTGCTATAACGCCGGCTTTGAGCGACAATTCAAGATCGCTGGGTGCGAGGCCAACGTTCTCCACTTGCAGGAACGGGAAGGCCTTATCCCAAGGCTTGAAAACAACAGGACGGGTCATACAGCGATTAATTTCAAACAGAGACTGACCCTCTTTAGGCTGAGCGCCATAGTTGATGTCCTCGCGCCACAGGTTAGTTACCTCATTGAGGATAGCACGCGCACCAGTGGCGTTATGCACTACCTTCATACAGAGTGCTACAAGGGCTACGCGACCACTGTAATCTTTGCCCCCTACTTTAACTAGTTCATTAGCGATGCGACTCTGACGACCATCATTGACGCTACCTGTACTAAAGTTGAAGGTAGTGTTACGGTTATTACCCTTAATGACAACACAGGGACCCTCAACACTAACAATACGGTGCTGTTTGACACACAGACAGCCTACGAGAGCGGCCAGGTCATCACCAGACCACGTAGCTAAGTTAGTGAGGAAGTGCTCACTATACATGCTAACTAAACATTCGGTCTTAGTAGTATAGGTATGCTTGTCGTCTTCATAGGGAATAGACTTAGTTACACCTAAGTTAATGACCTTAGGATTCATTTTAGAATCCGTGGTGTAAACGACCCGGTGGTCTAGAAGCGCAAGGAACTTCTTAGGCATACGGCCGTTAGAAGACACTACATAGAGAATCGGACCTTCAGGCAGAAGGTCGAAGTTATTAGCCCCAAACAAGCGGGTTAACTCTTTACGAGCTCCCGTAATGCGCGCCACTTGCTTAGGAGACACGACTCCACCGAGAGTACTAGGGTCAGGAATTAACATCTCGATAATGCTCTTCATGGTAGTGCTAGTGTTGGTGGTATTGGTATAGGAGCTATCACTCTCTAACCCCTTAGTAGGGGCTCCTGTGTTAGAGAGCGGACGGTCCATCATGCTGCTGAGAGTAGTAGGAGCCGGGCAAGGCGGAGTTACTACAGAGGGAGTACTCACTACCGCGGGGGCTTTACCTATCAGGTTATTAACAGCCTGAATAGTAAGCGCGATAGGATCACTATTATTGACGCTATTGTTATAGACATATTCCCAGTCTAGTAGTGTGTCGGTGCTGTCGTGCCCAACAGCTTCAGAATACTCCCCGTAGGTACTGTGCCAAATTACGCGGGAGTCATCTATACCCAGGACTTCACGGCAGATGAGGGGATTCATGGCATCTACTACGTCTATCCACACGTAGTCGACGCTGGGCTTACCGCTTTTTACGAACTTACTCATTAAGTAATGAGTACAGAGCAGGCGGATTACTAGCTCTGGATCATACATTAGAAAGGCGGCTTCATACTCATCATTCCCGTGCTCGGTACCTTCATAATGAGCTTTAGTGGCTTCCCATTGAATTAAGCCTGCGTCAATGGCAGCATCAGAGGTATTTGTATAGACATCTAGATCTTTGGTAAGACCTAGGGCCTGACAGTGGTGGACTAGCTCGTGCGCTACTACGTGCACATCTTCGAAATCAGGTAAGGTAATAATGCTATCGCAGTAAGAAGCTAGGGCACCCTTCACAAAGGTAACCCCACACAATCGGCCAGCGTCTATAAGTCGACTAGCATGTATACTTAAGTTAAGATTCACATGTGCAGAGATACAGCGCTTGGTGCGTGCTGCCTTAGCGGCCGCCTTCTTAGTAGGTACAGCTACTTTAGAGTTTTTGGTGCGGTACTTCTTACCTACACATGTACGGCCCTTGCCGCGATAGTTTAGGCGCCCTTGGTCGAGGGCAGCGATAATACTACCAGCAGCATTATTTACGGTAGCAACGGCTTTAGCGCCGGTGCTAATAGAACGCGAGGGACGCGCAAATACTGCGCTGACAGCGCGCAGTATAGGTTTGGCTTTACGTTGTCGTAAGACAAGTTTGTCTACGACGTTACGGTTACGTAATACGGGTTTGCGGGCAGCTAAGGCTGCGGCAGCTGCGGCACGACGTAGCGCACGTCGTGCTGATTTTACAAATGCAGGGCGTTGTTGCTGAGGTAAGGAACGGATGGGGCGGCCAGCCGGCGCAATACGACGAGAGCGACGACGTACTATGCGATTAGCGCGACGGCTCGCTATCTGCTGAGCACGGCGACCAGGGCCTACACGTCGTGCAGTAATAGGAGCACCTGCGATGATAGCGGCGCTGATAGAGGCTACAAGAACATTGGATTGAAAGACGATAGAGTTGATGGTATTCATGGTTAGTGGTAATATATAGCCACTAAAGGAAAAAGGGGCCCAAGCAGGGCCCCTTTTTATTAGTCAAGTAGATCGTTGATGTCGATGTCGACTGATAGGTCAGCCGGCACTTCCCAATCAGTAGTAGCATCTGATGATACTACTGACTCAGCAACAATACCTGGCTTAGATACTATTGCTGCAGCATCTCGTGCAGCCTTAGCAGCCTCCCGTTTGCGTTTGCGGGCGGCCGCTTTACTATGTAATTGTTCCACAGTTACCACGTTAGATTTTGCCGTTCCCTCAAACCCGTCCAGTATAGACGGGTCTATTTTGGGACGTACGACTTCCCGATGAAGTTGGATTTCCGCACCTTCAAGGTGAAAGTACTGGGTTATTGCGCCCTTGTATTCCGTTTCGCGCCCAACGCAGATATCTTCCGCGTTGAAGCTAACTTTTACACTCCCCCATGACGTGTCCCACTCGTCTTCGAAATCTGTAGATAACTCTACAGACATTATCACGTCATCGCTAGCGTCTCCGGAGAGAAGCTTTACAAACTCGGCTGTAGATAAGCTACGGCCATCGGAGGTAGTGAGAGGTACCTCTCCGTTTTTACTGGATATCAGCCGGAACTCCAGCCAGTAGCTAGACCCATCCAGGCGGCGCTTGATAGCGCCATTGTGCACGTAAGCAAGAACGCCAAGCTTAGTGCTGGCAGAGCGACTTACGTTAAGGGTAAATACGTAGTTTTTGGAGTTGGTGGGTTGGTTAGAGGCTTGATTAGAGACTTGGTTGTCGTTGTTGTTGTTGTTTCTCATTGTGTATACTTGGGTGTATAGGACTACTAAAAGAAAAGGGGCCAATTGCTGGCGTACTTAACGAACTCAGGTGCTGAACTTCATTCCTCTTCTTTTTAAGGCGCTATCATTTAGAGACGAGGGGCCCGCCTCTATCTTGAATAAGAAGTAGAGACGGGCCCATAGCATTACCCTATTAGAGTAATAATCTCCAAATCACCATCTGGTGCAACATACCAGCGATGACCATTGAGGTCTAGATGACATGCCGGCCCATTTACAGACCGATGCTGAATTTACCTCCTAGAATAAATGTTTAATTATTCAGGTAAATCTACAGCGGGAGCCCAACCTGCTTCTAACATCGACACGTAATCGATGTCGGGATGGTAGTCCCGTCCAACATAAACTCCTTTACCCCGCTGGTAGCGGCAGAGGGGTAAGGGTACGTACTTGAGAGGCCGAATGAAGGCATAGTTACCTTCATTCCAGGTAGCCACCTCCCAGTAAGTAGCCCACTCAGGAATTACCTCCGCTGTGGGGACCTCTACTTCCCACACGGTCGTGAAGGCGCGACCAGGATTGAGCTTGACCAGATCCTTTTCACAGAAAATTAGCTCTCTTTTATTTTTATTGTAGAAGACCTCTATACCTACCTTCTTAGCCAGAGAAGATATTGCACTCGCTAAACGAGGCGAACAGGGTAGCTCTATGTAATGGGAGTTGGGATTGAAGTCCCACGTGTCACGACACTCCACTTTAATCGTGTCGGGACCTACCACCAAAATGCGGTAGTTGAAGTTACCGATGGCCCCCTTTAAAGAAGACCACCAATCGAATTTTGTTGTGTCCACGAAAGTAACTAGAGAGCGGCGGCTCATTTCTTCGTCCTTAAGACGAGCCTTGAGGTTTCGTATTACCGCGTCGCGTGTCTCAGCGATGTCGGCCTCAGAGAGGGTTGGGGGTTGGGAACCGCCCATGAAATAGTACGAGATGAACGCCCACGTCGTTGGGTGGACGTAGATGCCTGCTGCCTGTAGTGCGGCGTAGATTGACGTTGCTAGGATTTTGTACATGTGTCCTCCTGGGACTAAAATTCACCAGAAGGAAAAAGGGGAGCATATAGCCCCCTATAGTGTTAGTCTATTAGAGTGATGATCTCGAAGTCACCATCTGGTAGAACATACCAGCGGTGACCATCCAGGTCTAGATGACATGCTGGCCCATCTACGGACCGGAGTTGAATCGTTTGATGATTTAATTGAAGATAAGTGTGATAAGGGGACATGGATTTACCTCCTAGAGTAAATATTCACTAGAAAGAAAAGGGGAGTGGGCCCTCCTGAGTATTAATTGATTACATAGATGCACTTAGCGTCTATGTAATCAAGCGAGTGGAACCACAGCCGTGACTCCACTCAGGTAGCGTAGGCATCCCATTTACTCTGAGGAGTATTCGATTAATAGACTCCTCAGTAACTAGGACTTGCTTATACCCTATTACTTTAACCAGCTTAGGTCTAGTTGGTAATGAAAGAGCTTGTCACTCTTCTCTATCATCTCAAATAACTCATAGAGGCGCTCCTCTATTTGATCGTGGTCCACCCGGCTAGTTAGACCGAGCCCCTCCCAGGTAGGCTGAGGGGGTTTAATCTCAACCAAGCAGGTCTTGGTGATATCAACAGCTAGGCGAAGATTATCGGTACGATACAGTTGTCCCAGCTTCTTATCTACTGCCGTAGAGTCAGTAGTAAGCTGAAGAGCCCATAGCTCGCCAGTATACTGGCGGACTATTACGTCCACCTTGTATACCCGGTCTAAGACTCCCCAGTCATCGGTGGGGACGAGACGGCGAAGGACACCGCCTCGGGAGTTGATCTCTAAGTGCTCACTCGCGAGCTTGCGGGCAGCGTTATACAGATAACCCTCACCCCATATCTCACGGGGCTTGGGGCACTTGAAACCAAGTTCTTCGATTACGCGTAGCACTACTTTCTCCATTTGTAAACCATTCATATGTCCTCTTAGGATTATAGATCACTAGAAGGAAAAAGGGGCCCCTGCCCAGGCCCCTTAACTACTACTCTTTGTCTACCTTACATAGTGAGGTAGGTAGAGGCCCATAACAGGCCTCATGGTATACTCCACCAATGATGGCACCGCATGTGCCAAGAATTACCGCAATAGCTGCTATGTAAGATAATGTGTATTTCATAATCCCTCCTAGGGTTATAGATCACTAGAAGGAAAAAGGGGCCTCACCCAGGCCCCTTAACTACTACTCTTTGTCTACCTCGCACGCCGTCACGGGGTAGTTACTGTGACAAATGCCTACGTATACTCCACCAATGATGGCAGAGCATGTTAGTAAAACGGCACTGACAGCAATAACAATTGATAGTTTAGTATTCATAATACCCTCCTTGGGTATAAAGATCACTAGAAGAAAAGGGGGCACTGTGCCCCTTCTATCAACTATTTAACAAGGATGTAGTTGATGTCGAACTGGAGTATATCCTCCTCCGTCCATCGTTCTCCTTCTGCCAGCCGCCGAGGGCTGACAAATAAACATACAATATACTCGGCCCCTGGGGGCACCTGTACCCGTGAATCGGGTACGGTTACTCCGAGACGGGCGGAGAGGAGCTCCGCCGTAGAGAGGTGCCCTATAGCACTTGTCCAGTCAGTAATGGAGAGGAGAGCGCGGGCCTCCTTCTCAGATAGGCAAGTACTAGTGATAGCCTCACCCGGCGTGGTGGGGTACAAAGAATTGGGAAAAGAGTTCAAAACGTAAAGCATAATCTGCTCCTTGGAGATAAGGTTCACTACGAGGAAAAAGGGAGCATTACACTCCCTAAATTACCCCAGGTTACTTGGTATAACCTGGGTTCCAGTTAATCACTGGTTCGGCGATGATCTCACCGCCGAATATTACTAACTTAGACCAGACGCATAGTCTGGTCGGAAGGACTACTTCGTCGTAGTAGGAGGGGTCATCCTCTACGTACCACCAGGGTCGGTGGCTTTCGACGTCGCCGTCGAAGGCGAGAATGAGCATGGCCCCATGCCCCCCACGGGCGAAATCTTTCGCCACTGCCAAACTGCGGCTGGCGTAAAGAACCTCGCCACACCGACCCCAATCGAGGTCGCTGTGAGTATGGCCACGGTAGGCGTAGTCATACTGCCGGGGCAGATGTTTGTAAACCATATATCCTCCTAGGATTAAAATTCACTAGAAGGAAAAAGGGGCCTGCGGGCCCTATTATTAATGCCATACCACCATCTACTTGAAGCAGGTGATACCAATACCCAAGAGGATCGAGCATCCCTATATTAGTTGAAATGGATAGCCCCTGGGTGGGGGAGGGGGTATACCCTATAATACACCAAAATACCGCCAGCAAATATCAAGAATCTAAGAGCTCTAGGCCTATAATACACCAAAATACCGCCAGCAGGAGGGTGGGGGAGTGGGTATACCCTATAATAGGTCAAAATACCGCTAGCAAATATCCAGAATCTAAGAGCTCAGTAATAGAAGAGGGGGAGGTGGTAGGATGAAGTGGTTATATGAAGAGTAATGATATGTTAAAGGACATCAAAGGAACAGTGAAGATAGAAGACCTAAGTGAAGAGCAAATAAGAGAATTACAGAGGAGGCTAGGGATACAGCAGACAGGAATAATGGGGCCAATGACGAGGAAGGCCTGGGAGGACTGGAAGAGGAGTAAGGGTATGGGGGAACCGGGGTTAATAGGGCCGGGTTCTATAGGTCTATTACTAGAGGAGATAGACTGGACGGATATGACGAGTAAGGTAAGCAAGTACTTTACTGTGAGGGAGGTAACGAAGGGGCAGGCAGCGCGCATACCAACGAGTAAGGTCATCCAGGACAATATAGTGAGACTAGCTAAGGAGTTAGATAAGATAAGGGAGGAGTGGGGTAAGCCCATTATAGTAACGAGTTGGTATAGGCCCCTCGCAATTAACAGGGCAGTAGGAGGAGTGGATAATAGTCAGCACATACAGGGGCTAGCGGTAGACATAGCGTCCATAGACCCCGCCGAGCTAATCGAGTTCGAGAGGTGGTTAGACGAGCATTGGTACGGGCCGCTGGGGTGGGGGGCCCAGAGTGGGAGAGGCTTCACGCACCTAGGGTTAACGAAAGGGTGGAAAGCAGGAAGAAAGAAGGGGCCCCGCTGGAGATACTAATGCCTACCCCTCCCCATACAAGACAAGGAGCATTAGCACATTGATACGAATAGAAGTATGCTAAGAAACATTGATAGAGCAATGCGGTTGCAAGAGTTAAATAGTCAGCAGGTGCGGGAGCTACAACAAGAGCTAGGTGGTTTAGTAGTAGATGGAGTAATGGGGCCGAGGACAGAGACTAGGTGGAAGGAGTGGAAGAAGGCAAATAATCAAGCGGAGCCCGACCTAATAGGACCAGGCTCTGTGCGTCTATTACTATCAGATGAGGAAGTAATGACGAGAGGAGAGTACGATCTAGCGTTAGCCCCCGCCTCTAAGAAAGATAGGGATCGATACTACAGGCCTCTAATGGCAGCGATGGAGGAGTGTAATATAAAGGGGCCCGCGCGTATGGGGATGTTCTTAGCTCAGCTGATGCACGAGTCAGGGAACCTACGCTACGATGAGGAGATATGGGGGCCCACACCAATACAGAGGGGATACGAGGGCAGGAGAGACCTCGGTAATATAAAGGTAGGAGATGGGCGAAGATTCAGAGGTAGAGGTTTATTTCAGTTAACGGGCCGGGCCAATTACCAAAACATGGGGAATATGCTAGGGCTACCGCTAGTAGATAACCCAGAACTAGCAAGGGAGCCCGTCAACTCAGCACGCATAGCAGCGCACTACTGGAGAACACGGGGGCTAAATGAAATAGCAGACAAGAATGATATAAACGCATTCAGGCAGGTAACACGACGTATCAATGGCGGGCTGATAGGGTTATCAGATAGACTAGAGCACTGGAAGAGAATACAGGCGGTGCTGACATGATAACAGGAAGGTTCCGTATATATCCGAGTAGAGACAACTCTATGTTAGAGGAAGATGGTCACTACTATGAGGCCCGCATTCACGACACTGTGGGATCTCTACTATTATGGGGGCACCAGAAGAGAGGGGGGCATACAGTAGACTATAAAGCCATAGTAATACCAGACTATAATGTAAATGAGGATGGCTATATACATAGTAGAGTGGGATGGGTAGGGTTATGTCTCCCCTACCTAGATGCCGGTATAGTAGCGCACGAGGCTCTACACATAGCCACATCATATCTGAGACTGAAGGGTCTACTTAAACTAGGAGAAGATATAGATGATGATGAAGAGACACTAGCATATACGCTAGGTACGGTAATGAACCAGATAGGGGGGTATATACACAAGAGATACAGATAGTATTGGCAGAAGCGGCCCGCAAATTTATTGTAGTTCCAAATTTAATTAGGAGTTAATTTTATGACGTTACCTATTGTCGGCTCGAGATACGGATTCGCAACCTACGGCTGGCGTACTGCTGACGCTGGTGGAGTTCACTTCAATTTGGCTGATTTTCTTTTGTTTTTGGATGCTATTGGTATCACCTCGACTCATCGGTTTATCCAAAATAATGATCAGATTAATATTAGGTTTCCAGAGGTTGACACTGATTTAATACAATTAGGGAACGTCAATGGCAGTTTTAATGATGGCCGATATCGGGCGCAAATCCGGTTTAGCAATACTATTGGACACAACCCTTTTCTTTGGGGGTGGCTAGGCCACACTTACCAAACAAAAACTCAACTTAACGATAATAGAGCTTCAGTTCTTGGTAACTATGGTGCGGAGTCAGGATATTTTTACGCTTGTGGGGATAGCAAAGGGATCGCTATGTTTGCGATTAATAATACTGGATTGAATACTTTTGGCAATAATTCTTCATTCCATTATTTCGGATACTGCGATAATCCGGCATCAGTTGCTTATTTTGGGAACAATAATTCCTATCCACTGGATTACATTGCTGCTTATCGTGGATTGGGTAACGGATTAGGGTTCGGAAGGATGAAAGAAATGACGTTACCTGGACTATCACCACCAGGCACTGTAGCTCCTCAATCTGTATTACCGATTACTTCTATAAACTGTACTACCCCTACTCCTGGTGCCAATATTAGTGATCTTATGTTTATAGATGACGGCGCTAGCGATTACGGTACTAATTATCCCCTAGGAAGAGCCAGACCCTTTTTATTATATAGTAACCAAAATCTAACGGTGAATAGTCTAGTAAGGGTTCTAAACGAAGACGAACCGACACCAGAAGATCACTTTCACATAGTAGTTAGTAGTGTTACTGGTGGCGGCAGCATATTAATGCCAATTATTACTGAAAATTGCACCTTGCCATAGCAGATTGATTGAGGACGCAATACTTAACCGTCAATCAATACTAATTAGCCTTGAGTTAGGTCTGGCATAGGTGGCTTAAGCTTGTTAAATGCCTGTATCTTATGGACCACGCCGTGTACCGGTATGACTATGTTCTTACCTGTATTACCATTACATTTAAGGCACGCGCTACACTGAGTCTCGTTAACTGAATAGAGACAGGCCTGCTCTCCCCTAATAGGTAGCTCACCATCTATAGCAACCCGATAGGTAGCCCAGCCCATAGAGTGGGCCAGCTTTAAATCCTCACGTGACTCTACACTAGCATGGAGATAGTTGCGCCACTCAGGGTCACAATCACGCCATCGATGAGTATAACCAGTCCATCCCGGTGCCTTATTAATTAGAGGTAGCCAGGCAGAGAGGGGCACCATAGCTGGATCGCCATAGGCTCCCAAGCGCAGGGGGAATGGTAGCGTAGTGTTCTTCCAGGTATCGAGATCACCACGTTCCCACATACGCCATAGGTTATTAGAGGCCCGCGGATCCACATAACACACCCGTTTCCGCAGAGGACAATCACCGCATATACTACTATCAGCACCAGACTGTATATTAGATATAGGTGAGCCCTCCTGACGCAGAATATATGTCTGTATCATAAAGCCCGTCTTACGATTCATACTGGGGCGTTGGAATCCACTGGCGAGAACTATTATAGGTTGACTGTCCCAGAGAGAAAGGCCACTCCATATCACGAGGGTACTACTTTTATACATAGAATATAGTCTAGAATGGATTGAGGTATGGTATTATCATTGAAAAATATGCACACACAACTCGAAGACTGTGCTAGTCAACTACTAGTAGCAGCAGTAATCAAGAGAGATGAGGAAGCCACTGAGGCTATTCTAAATGTCATCGCCCTATTATTCACCGAGGCCGAGCAGGTAGAAGCAGCTCATATGGCTTACAATAGCCTAGATGAGAGTGGATGTGACTGGCTTCAGGAGCAGATAGAATTGCTGGACTGCTCCTCAGCCGAGGTTAATCAGGAGGACTTGATGCAAGCACTAGAAGACGAGGGTATCCTTGTAACAGAGCAGACCCTAGAACACACGTACGGTAAGTCGGAGCATGATGGTGAAACTAATACGATTCTTAAGTAGTTTACTAGCTCTAGTACGCCTACTGAGTCGAGCCCATCTTACATGGGCTGGCCCGTATCTCACAGTAGACTACGAGGGAGTGATAATCCGTGTAGGTCAGGGGGAGTTGAGTATAGATACCAGTAATCATATGATGATTAATTGCAATCACAAGGAGGATAGTAGACCAGATGTTTCCAGCGTGCAGGATAGGGGATATGGTGAGGAGCATATGCCCCAGGATACCCGACGGGCCCTTCTACACAGGTAGTCCTGATACTATGATTAATGGTAGACCCGCCATACGAATAGGAGACAACTCAGTGCCGGGCCCTGCTATCACTGGTAGTCCGCGCACACTTATTAATGGCATACCCGCCGTGAGTATTATAGATCAGGTCTTCTGTGGCGTTATAATAACAGGTAGTGAGGACACCTTCATAAACTAATGCTTACATTTAATAGAGATCCACAGCCTGCCACCATAAGCGCACCCCCCACTACTACTAATGCCGTCATACAGCAGTTCAATAGTGAATTGGAGGAGGAATGGGTAGTAGGAGAGCAGCAGGTTACCACACAGGGGGCCCGCGTGTATAGTAGACGATATCACGAGATACGCTTCAACGAGACAGATCTCGTACGATTAGATATGGTCAGCCTGGGTCGATATTCTCGTGTGTATGAGGCAGATCACTACTATAGACTCATACGCCCCTTCTACGAGGACGTATACTATGGCTCAGTGTCTAATCCCTATAATATGGGCCCGCCCAGTGATAGTGATTTCCTGCAGTGGCAGAAGCGTATTAATACGTATAGGCAAGAGAAGCACTATAGACCTAAGCGTGTGGATACGCTAGTATGGCAGCGCCCCGTTGATTGGCCATCACTAGGACAAGAGCAGGGTACCTTTCCTCCTACGCCCTATGTACTACCTCTAGTCAATGTAGGTAAGAGGGTGGCCGCCCGTGTAGTCGTAGACCCCCCCGTATCTCACACGGTAGAGATACTACAGACTCTTGATGGGCCGGCCCAGGTAGTCAGTGGTATATTCTTATTGCAGTGGCCTATTATACGTATTAAACTACTAGAATTATTACTAGGGGCCCCCTCTACCGTAACCGTGGAGTTTTGGGGAGAGTATCTATTCTCTCGCTTCAGTCCCGAGATAAATCACTCAGGAGAGAGCGATATACTACAGCACCCTGTAGGCTCTAGTCTAGCGACCAGATTATTACCCCCCAATAGGAGTGGTATGCCGCAGAACTTCTGGAATAACGGTGGGGATACAGCCCCATTAGTAGATAATTATTGGGCTCGCCAGGGAAATGGATCATGGACAAGCTAATACTACTAGATAAGCTAGCGCCACTAGATAAGGTGAAGTTAGAGGAGCTGGAGCCAGAGGACATACACCAGCTCCTACGCTTATATTACTTAGATACACCAGCTGATATAGATATCCTTAGGATTAGAATAAGTAAGAGATTACTACGTGGAGTTAACCGTACCTATCTTCAGCACCTTAAGCTACTATATGTTTACTTAGGACACTACCTTAAGAAATCAGGAGTTATACGTTGATTTATATATCAATTACATTCTCACAGCATCAGTCTCTTGATTGGTCTGATTGGTCACATACAGTAGGAGAGGATGCCTTTGGCTGGCTACAGACAGCGGGGGAGGACAATATTATAGTAGAGAAGTTAGAACCATACGAGGCAGTACTAGCTATAGAAGATGATATAGCGGATAATATAGGATATATATGCGCCATGCTAATAGAGCACGGCGTAGTAGAATTTAATGTTCACGTAAGTCCTACTCAATTAGCATGGTAACACTATCAGACTACAGACTCATATATGAGATAACATCACTACCGACTATAATATTCGCTGGGATGACCGCGGCGGATGAGCCATTTCACTTCACTCGCTTTGAGGTGCCCCCTATTAATGGTCCTATCGAGTGCCGCTTTTCACTATTCGATAAGTCAGGTAATTTGATAGAGTTATCTAATCAATATGTGCACAGTACTACGCTAGTGGCTACCTGCAATATAGTGCCACTGCGTATGATAGAGAAGCTAGTTAAACCAGATCCATAGAGTAACTCTCGCTTTCATCTCGATAGGCCATACTATTAGGACGATCTAATGTTAGGTCACTCATATAGAGGGCGTCATAGGTGTCGTATTCATCACCATTGAATATAGTTTGTACGAAGAACTCAACAGGGGAGCCCGCGTCATCTACGACCTCGGTTTCAGCATTATCCTCTCGTTCCATGCGAGCCTGATTAATAGCTTCTTGAGCAGCGCGTATACCGGCGCTAACAGCATCTAGAGCCGCGGGGGCTACACTACGCTGCATGCTGACCTCTAACCCACGATGAAGTAACTTATTTACGAAGCCTGCTGATACGAGACTCAATGCCCCCGTGATGACGTTGCTAGCTACATTACGCAGGCCCGCGAATGGGTCAGAGTCTATTGTGGGAGCCTTACCGAGTGTCTTCTCTACGAATGGGTTGATGATATAGCGGCCTGCGAGTTGAGCTGTTGCGCCAAAGGCTATCTCCTGTGCTAGTAGCATACCGACACCAATTGTATAGTCCTCGTGTAGTTGACCTGCTAGGCGGCCCTTGAATCCCATACTCATCAGAGTACCTGCAGCGAAACGTCCCATCTGGTTACCTGCTGGGGCGCTTACGTAGGCCATAGCGCCTAGCATATTACCCATAGTCTGCTGCATTGCCTCGGGGCGGGCTCCGCCACTACTAATCATATCTCCTGCCAACGCTAATAAGGGGAATAGAAGTACATCCATTAGATTACCGGCAGTATTGTTAAGAATAGGTAGATCATCTGCTACGCGTAAGAGGGGGCGATCTGGTCGTGGGCGAGGGTCCAGTGGGTCCATATCAGGGGGTGAGCCGGCCAGTAGGTAGTCGCGCCGACGAGCTGATAACTCCTTAGCCCTATCTGG